CCTCTGCATTTTAGTTTTTTATCCTTCACTTGCAGAAGAAGTTCTACTTCAGAAGGATGTATACCTTCTAAAATATCTGTAAATGCTTTTTCTCTTTTCATGTTAGTCAAATTTTTGGGGGATTGACCTTCAACAAACAAATACAACTTTCTAATATGAAAATGTAGATAAGTTGGATTTGGCTCGTTTGTGTCTCCTTGATATTTGACTATGGGGGGTGCCCCCGGCGGTAAGAGAAACTTTATATTTGGATCGAATGCTGCTTTTAAAATCTGTTGAAGTGCAAAGCAATCATATTTAAATAATAGTTCTTTCTTTTGTTTTTTGGTGCGTGCTGCTGCAATCTCACCAAAAACTCTTGGTAAACTAGTTGTCATAATTAAAACTCGTCAATTACATCCATAAGGTTTTTCAATCTATTATCAACAAAATAATTCCAGAGTTGACTTCTATCACCAGCTTCTTGATTATCGTATTGATTTACTATATTTATACGAATTGATTCTGGAGTTTCCCTCAAATCAACCATTGTCTTGTTTCTATGGTAGTTTCTGAGCATGGCTTCGTTACAGAATTCTTCTGGTTTTTTACCTCTCCATAGTTCCATCTTCTTCTTGGTTACAGGAGTTTGGCGTTTTCCTTCAGTTATAAGAGTATCATCCGAAGAAAGGATGTTAGGAACACCATCACCAGTATCACCCCTAATGGTCTTATCATACAAAGATTCTGCAGGATCACCCACTATAAACTTTTTCTGAAGTGGTGACCATTGTCTCACTCCTTGATACTTTTGTAACTGAATAAAGTCTTTATCACTAGAAAGTATCAGAATAGGATTTTCTTCGCAGTGGTCAACAAGAACACCAATAATGTCATCAGCCTCCGCACTATCTATGTGCATAACTTTATATGGAAAGTATTTATTGAGATCTTCTCTCATTTCATGTAATAGTTCAAAGAGAGTTTTCCAATCCGTAATGTCATTCTCTCTATTTTTCCTACGATTTGCTTTGTACTCTGGAAATACTTTCTTTCTCCAGTTGTCTTTACCATCACAACAAATAACCATATCTCCATAATCCTTTGCAAATTTATTACGAAACATTCTGATTGAATTGAGTATTGTATGTCTTAATAGGTCTTCTTCTACAACTGGATTACCTCTACCCACAGCCATGAAAGAACCAATCACAGTTTGACTATAATCAAGTAGTATCATTTTTCTCCAACTCTATTCTCATTTTAATTGATTCAAGAAACTGATTCCATTGATTCATCCGCATATCCCAATTGTAAAAAGTATCAAAATATGTTTTCTGTAAACGCAACAAAATTTCTGTTTCATCTTTTCTATAAGACTCAATAGCCCTTCCAAGAATATGTGAATGAACCGCAATATGTTTCTCGGGCCCAGGCTCATATCCATACATCCAAGCAAAGTTAGCACAAGTCTCTGGAAGGGCTCCAAGATTAGGACACACCACCATACACTTAGCACTCATAGCCTCCATTACTGAAATACAAGCTGTTTCCATGTAAACTGATGGATATGCCATGATATGATTCTTGGTAAGTTCTTCTCTAATCTGATCATTAGATACTGTACCATGATAATTGACACCATCCATTTCTTGAGCAGCTTTATATACATGGCGATATTGTTCATCCATGTGAGCACGGTCATATATTTTAAAACTAGAAAATATATTCAGTTCTGCTGATTGAACTTCTTCAGATTTATTGTTTTCTTTGAGATGTTTCCAAGCACCAAGTAAAATCTCTAATCCACGATGAGGTGTACTCATATAAACACAAGAAATTTTATCTTTAGGTTTTTCATGGTCTGGAATAGGTTCTATGGCGTGTTGAATAACAACACCATGATCATAAGGAACACCAAGATAAACTCCATACTGATACTGTTGCCAATTACTGACAAATATTACCTTTTCAAAGTCTAACATATTCTTATGTTCTTTAAGAAATGCGACTTCTGGATCTTGGGCAAGATCATGAGCCCAAAACAATCTTGGTTTATCTTCTAACTTTCTTTTACGAGAAGCGACCCATTGAAAATAATTCTTTAGCTCTGGGTCAATGCGAGAAAATAACCACTTCTGCATAAGTTCAGTACCACCTGTTGCTTTAGGGGTTTCTTCTGGAGCAAAATCACTTTCACCGAAATCAATCTTTAATGTCATAATATCCTTTTTTTAATTTAATAAAATATCCTTTAACTCTATACCTTGAATCTTACCTTCTTGAACAAAACTTGAAATGGGAATCGGGGTAACAACTTCATCTTCTCCTTTTTTGAAAAGGGAAAATTGACCAACAATCTCTGCCATATCATTGTGATTTAAATCATACACAAAAGAAGTATCATCATCAGAACTCAAAATTAATTTGGCTTCTCTGATTGCGGGCTTATCTATCCCCTCACCACCTTCTGCAGAAGTTAGTCCTTGATCAAATCTTGCAATAATTGCTATGAGTCTTTTTAATAACTCGTTTTCCATTTGTTCCTAAGAAGTTGAGTGATGATTGGACACCTTGGCTATCGGTTTTCATAGTATGAGTGCATACTGCGGTTAAACACCTAGCTGAAGAACTACAATCTATCATCTAAATGTGGAGAGAAAGCGTATGCCTACGATTACCCCAATCATCACTTTAATCGTTATCTCTATTATACCATAGAAATATTTATCTGTCAAGAGAGGGCCAGGGCGCAAGAACCCTGCTTGACGCCCCCCTAAAGACTTGAATCAAATTGTTTATCGGTAAGGGCTTTAAGTTTCTTTTGATAGACTCTTACTGGCGCATTTCCATAACCCATAGTTCCATCTTCACCCCTATAATCTAATTCATCCATATCTTTAGTCCAGACTGCGTTAATATCTGGATAGAATACCCCACACGACCGCTTAGGCGTGCCGTCTTCATCATAAGCAAGCGCTACACATCGTGGTATAACCTTCTGATTTTCATCTTGCCCAGAGAAGTAACTAATAAAATCACCAGACTTCAAGTAATATTCAAGATCTCTAATATATACTTTCTTATGGTCAGCTGCAGTAGATGCTTTCTGTACTTCTTGTGAAGAAGTTGCCCGACTCCTAGTAACTTTGTTATATTCTAAAACCAAATCTTTTGAGTGTTTAATCCACTCTTTGACATTCTTGAAAGAATACTTGTCATCATCGGGAAGGGCCAAAACAGACTCTGCTATATTCTTATAATCTGCAGGTTTCTTCTTAGCCCTCATGGCAGCAAGACGAGCTCTCATCTTCTCTCTTGCTTCTTCAGAGATTTCACGTTTCTTCTTGAGGGGTTTTAGTTTTTCACGTTTTACTACTATCTTTTTTCTAGCCATTATTTTATCTCATAAAGGGTGTATTTCCAAGTTATCTCTTCATCAGGCTCTATATCTCTTATAGCACCTATCCAAGAATTGTCATTTTCTAATGTTACTTTAAAACAGTTTGGTGTATCTGAATGATTCCCAAACCCACCAAGCGGTGTGCGTGTAATACCATCTGGATGATTATCATTAATAACATGAACAATACCAATATAAGTTCCAGCTGGTATTTTTTTAGTAGCAAAAAGACCTAACCCAGCGATGGGGGATTCTCTTATTGTTACATAATCTGGTAAGGGTCTATACAATGGATACATTTTATTTTTCAGTTGGAGTTGGTAATAATATATTCAATGGAAATTTGGATATACTATTACCTCTCATATTCGATGCCTGCTCACACGTTAGCCATACAAGACCGCGAGTTTCACTTTGATATAGTTGTATGTTGGACTTTTTATTGTAATAATCCCAACATTCTTTTTCGCTTGAAAAAGTTTTATCTATTTGTGCATTTAAAGAAACTGTAAAAAGAAATATTGCTACCCACATAGATTTTATTCAGGATATTTTAATCCTTTTTCTTCCATCTGAAAATTTAATTCATTTCTAACAAGTTGTAATACACCATCTCTGTCTTGTTCATATTTGATCTTGTTTCGGATAAACTGGTCTATGTGCCAAACAAGAAGTGCCCATTCCATTCCCCTTGAAGCTGCAACATACTCTTCCCTATCTTCTGGTAACTCAAATTCTAATAGTGCTTTCATATCATACCTTTATAACCAATTTTTATTTTCTATACAACCAAAAGTTTCATATTTAAACCTTTTCCACGTTTTGGTTTCTTCATCAAATTTTATTCGTACCATATTTCCATGATTGTCGCAATAATGGGAATATATTTTGTTATCTATTGTAAAAAATCCTGCATTATGATAACCCTCCATTTTAGGTAAATAAGCAGAGGCTAATATCCACTTTGGCGGATAATCTTCTATGTCTGCGGCACATCCA